CATAAGCAGAGCCAATTAAAACTTTGCCATTGTTATAGTGAATATCTTTTATAGTCATGTTATCTCCTAAAATAAACTAAGTTTGACAACAGGCTTAACAGTCTTACCTGTTACTTTGCATTTTCTTGGGCTAACTTCTTGAAGCATTCCAATCTGTAGCATTTCATTTACCCTGCCACAGATAGAACTAAGTTCTAATCCTGTTAAGGCAACTAACTCCCTTCTTGAATAGTCTGAATGAAATTGCATCGTATCAAATATGTTCATGGCTTGGCTACCTACCTTACCAGTTGCTCGATGCTCTTTGTAAGCAATAATGGATGTTTCTGCAACAGTCATGATATGCCCCCTGTTCTCCACACATAGACAATGGCAGGTATGCCAAACATTAACACACCTGCTAATGCACCTACCAATATATCAATCCATTCTCCACGAAAGTCTTTCATAATTTCCCCTTATCTCCAACGCATTGGTTTGTCATTTATTTTTAATGCAGAAAAATGGCTAAGTTCAATGTTTCTGACTGATTGCCATTTAACTAAACCATCAGCATCTTGGTCTTTAATAACATGACCATTTGTGCCATCTTTATGAATTACTCTATCGCCTACTTTAAATTGCTGATTCATATTCCCCCCTTAATTTGCAAAGTTAATAACTACTTCATTGTCAAATGTGTTTCTTTTTAAAGACATATAAACTTCATTAGTAAAAACATCTTTAATTTCAGCCTGTATTACCCAATTTTTGCGAGTTTCGACATAGCCACCATTAACATTAAATGCTTCTTTAACAAAACCACCTGAATCAACTTTGGTCCAAGACAATTGACCTTTGAACTTGCCTTTGTTTTTGCCTTTGGAATATTTTGGAAGTTTATTAATTAGATCGCCAAATAATTTACTGGCATATGATTCACCAAACTCAGATTGCATAGATGCATATTTGGTTGTGAAGGTGGCTCTGTTAGTCATATTAATTTCCTTTCAGCCCCCGAAGGGGCTAAGTAATTATTTTTGAATAGTGTCAATACGATAGTATTTGGAATTTTTTGCAAGGATAATTTTGCAAGCCTGATTGATGGTTACTGGAACAGACCATTCTTTCCATGTATTTGTGTAGTCATCAAACTTCATTACTACACATTCTTTTTTGCCTTGACCTTTGCGTTTCATTTTGATTTCCTTTTTAATTTCCCTGCACATCGCAGTAACATCAGTATCATTAACTTTGCTTAACATTGCAACAACTATTTACTAGGTGTTTACCCTAATGCCCAATACCCATAGACCATCTTGTCTGAGCAATCCCAAATATCGTTAGGAATGCCATCTATAACTGCTACAAAGTGCCTTGCTTGTTGGGCTATGACTACCCCACTAGGCATATCGCTACACCTTGCCTTACGACCATTAAACCTTGGTGCTGAGTGCCATATCCACCCATGCTTTTTAAGGGCATCTGCATACACATCTTTGTATATGCCATTCCTAGCAGACTTGGCATAGCCTTTGTCTTTATTGGCTTGGGCTAATTCGTCATAGGCAGTCTTGTAGTCGATGCCTAATGCTATTGCCATTGCCCTAGCCCCACAATCACCTGCATTGCCTTTGTAGCCTGCTTGTGATCTGCCACCATCGTTATAAGTAAATTTCATGATTTCCTTTTCCCCCCGAAGGGGGTTATTTATTTATTTATTAAGTTCTTTAATTAAAAATTGTTTTGCTTTATGAATATTCATTTGAATGCAAAACATATGAGTTGGCTTTGGGCTAATCTCAACAGATCCTTTCATTACTTTGTATGTAGATTTGTTGCGTGTGCCACTTGGATGGCTTGTAATAAGGATTGCGTAGTCTGTTTCAGTACCATCAACAAAAGCCTTGAAGTACCCTAAATCTAACTTTTTAATTTCGATTTGTTTCATCTTAATTTCCTTTCTTACATTTCCCTGCAAGTTGCAGTAATAGTAGTTTCGTTAAGTTTGCTTAATGTGTCAAGCACTTTTTAACATTTTTAAGGACTAAAAACCCTAATAGGGTTTACCCTAATGTGTGGATATACAGTAGTTGGGGTGGGTCGAGCCTACCGAGAGAATATGCATCGGGGGTAATGATGCACCGATAAACCCGACCCAAATCGATTATAAGGGCTATAGCCTGTTTTTTATCTGAAAGAACCTAAGTAGGCACTTAAAACACTCAAAAGCATCCTGTAGATCGTTTAAATCGTGTTCTATGACCTTTACCTGATTGGTTAGGGCATTGACATAGATATTGGCACATCGAGCCATAGGTCCTAATTTTAAACCTTCCCTATAACTAGCCAACTGCATGATCTGTTCATGGAATGGCTTAATTTGGGTTACATCCTTCTCAGTAGTCTTTATGTCAATCACTATCCCTGCCTTGGAATGCAAATCAACCTTGCCACCATACCTAAGTTCTTGATGGGCAAAACTATGCTCAGAAAGCCATTCTTGCTCACCAAAAACTTCATTTAATTCCATGACAACTGCATCGACATACAAGGGCTTTTCAGGCATATAGACATTCTCAAAGTAGCCCTGAATGATTGCATGAATCATCGTTCCTCGCGAACTGGCTTCTCGCGATTCAGTCTTAGCCAAATCTAAGATTCTTGCTTGGTAGTCTTTTTCAGACTCACCTTCTAAGCGATGATGTGCAAGGGTTGTTTCAAGAACTTTTTGTTGCAACCATGTATTAAGCCCTGCTTTTTGTAGCAATCCGATAATAGTCGTAGTGCTTGGATATAGTCCGATCTTTCTTGCATCTGCGAGAGTTGTGTTTCTTTCTTTGCCATTTGCCCCAATGATGCGGTAGGCAGTATCACCTGTAGGCTTGTACCAATGCCCACCTTCTTCAGCGTGTCCATTATTCTCCTTTAATTGCATTTACTACCCCCTAAAAATTTAATCGCCTAGTTGCAACATTCGTTCCCTTTCATCGGGATCGATGCACCTGTCAGCACATACCCGAATAGCAGTTTTAACGACAGACCTTAAACCTTCTTCTGTAAAAGCCATAACTGGTCTTTCATCATCGTAATCAACTTCAATGCGACCTTTAATTGCTCTTGCTTCAATCGTATCTTTAATCGTGCTATTCATGGTATGCACTCCTTAAAAGTAAAAACCCCCTGTTACCTACAGATTGTTACCCATTGACACCCACCACCACCACAAACATATTGTTGCCAACAGTTTGCTTGTTGTGCTACTGCGTAACCAACTACAAAAAATGTTGCAAAAACTGCAAGTGCTTTTTTCATGTTCTTTCCTTTTTAAAATGGAACATCATCATCAATAGTTACTGCTTCCCTTTTTGCTTCTACATTCACAAACTCAGCAGACTTTTTAATCATGTCCTGTTGCCATCCCCAAACCTTGTCAAAGTTTTTAGGGTGTTGCTTGATGCCATAAATAAATGGCTCATTAAAACCATTAGGCAAAGCCTTAGCCAATGCAGATGGCAGTTGTGTCAAGCCATCGATATTTGCATAAGTCTTTCCCTGAAATTCGTTATGCACAACATTTACCAATGCAAACTTACCAAGCAAAGAATTGAAATCTAATGGCAACTCAACTTTGCCTAACCATGACTTTAAGTCAGCCATCAATGTTGCTTTCTCATGGTTACTGTATGTGTAGCGTTTATATACAGTTAAAGGCTTGCCTTCAATTTCTAGTACACCTTTGCTATCTTCACCAAACAATTCAAAATTAATTAAAATTTTGTGTTGTTGTTTTTGCACTCCTTCCCAAACAGTTGTTTGTGTGCCTGTATCAATAATTGATATGCAACGACCCACATACGAACCTGCATCGGGATTTCTAAATTCCATCACTTTTCCTTCAGTTGGCTTATTCAATATCATTTCTTGTTTTCTCCAAAAATATTTCCAAAATCAATAAATACATCTCGCATTAAATCTTTACTTTGCTTACTTTTTCCACAGGCATATCGAAGTGTTGCCATATCATCTTCAGTCAATACTTTGTCAAGCCTATCTAATAAATCATCTAATTCCTTTTCAAATTCATTCATAAAATTTCCTTAGTTAAACCCATGTGGGCATTTAAAGATTAAACCTACTTAAGATGTTTGTCAACAAGTGTTGCAAATCGGGGATTTAAGGGTTAAGATAAATGCCTATGGACAATAAACTACAACTTACAGATTCACAGATCATTGATTTACTTGGGGGATGCACAAAGGTCGCAAGGCTATGTGGCATAAGCGTTCCTGCAGTTTCAATGTGGAGAAAAAAAGGCATTCCTGCAAGCCAATTCATATTTCTTGGGGCAACCTTAGAAAAAGAATCCAAAGGCTTGATTACTCGGAAAGACCTTTTGCCCCAATCATGGCATATCGTTTTCCCTGAGTTGGCGAAAGAAGAAATGCGTGTAGAATAGTTTCTGTTTTAGGTCTTGAATGGGGACATCTCCAACCACTAGCGTTCAAGATACAAGGGTTACTAGGGGTATAAAGGATGTAATAGCCCAAGATCGGTGGCGAAGATAGTGCCGATTCCTTGAACGACTGTCGGGTTCTGTAACTCAGTTGGGTAACAGTTTTGAAGGCGAACTTGGGTTGGGCTAAGTTCGTTCACAGAAGGGTAACTAAATACTTAATGTAATATAAATATTACTTATACATACTATTTGTAACAAATTTGTTAACTTATAAGTATATGTAAAATATATACCCATATAGGTATAATTTAATTGGTCAAAAATAAATTGACCTTTTTTTTACATATTGCATTAAGATAGATTAATCATGGAAAAAGAAGAACGAATGGCTATGTTGTATAAGATGCTCGAAACTGCTGATGCACAAGTAAAAGTGTATGCAGATAAAGTTGCTTTTCTTGAACATGAGTGCATGAAATTGCGTGAGCAGATACACGAGTTGCAATCACAAGTTTATGGGGGTAATGTTAAGTGAAATACATAACTGCAATGTTTGTGTTTTTAGTATTTAACGCATCGTGGCAATGGTGGGCAATCATGTGTGCATTAATGATGTTTGAGATTTATGCTTATTGCACAACCTTTTGGAAAGAATATAAAAAGCAAAAAGGTGCTTTAGATATGAACTTTAAATCTAAGCCAATGACCAAAAAAGAATTGGAAGAAATTTGGAACAATGGTTATGCAACTGGTATGGAACAAGCACAAATCAGAAAGCATTGATATGAAGAAAAAGATAAAACATTACGCAATATTTGATGAGAATGGCGAAGTTATGCGATGGGTAAGAACAAAGCATGAAGCCGAACAAATTATTAAGACCTACAAAGATTGGTCATATACATTAGTAGTACCAAAAAAAGAAGTGAAGTTTAAGTTTGAAGATGCACCATTTTAAATAGGAAATTACATGACAACATTTACAACAGAAGATAGAGAGCAGGCTTACAAATCAACTCCATTGACTGACAAACAGATTATGGACATTTATTACGACATGATTCGGGCTAAAAAATTTCAGAACAGAGATTGGCAACTTGAATTTGCACGACTAATAGAAAAGGCACATGGCATCTTATGGACATAAAAGTAAAAATGATTAAAGAGTTAGATGATGGATCAGCAGTTGTTTTGATTCATTACGACAAAGAAGCACACAAATTTTTAATGCAACAAGGTGTCATTTGCACAATAAAAGAAGCGATAGAACTGGAGAAAAAACAATGGAAGGGTTTGAGGTATGGTATGAAATGTATCCTAGGAAGGTGGCGAAAAAAGTTGCTCAAAGGGCTTGGGCTAGACTCACCGAGCCTGAAAAGCGAAAAGCAATGCAATCCCTACCAAACCACATCAAATACTGGAAACTCCAAGGTACAGAAAAAGAATACATCCCCCACCCGGCAACATGGCTCAACCAAGGCAGGGCAGATGACGAAATCGACCTTACCCCAAAAGAAACCAAGAAGCCGAAACTCCCTTGGTACTCGACAGACGAACTCACGATTGAAAAAGGCAGGGAACTAGGACTTATGCCATATGCAGGAGAATCTATGGGTCAATACCGAGCAAGACTTTCAGCACAGATCAGCCGTCAGGCAGTTGATTAAGTGGCGATCAGAGAAAGGTCTTAATTGGTGGAGAGAGTATTTATCTAAACACAAAATTTCACAAGAATTGCTCAACGATTATGCAGATCAATGGGCTAAAGGTAACAGAACAGGAGAATGGGGTATATGGAAATGATATTTACGATAGTTAATTTGTTTGCTTTATTTATAGCAACTTTTGCAGTTATTACATTTGCTTTTGTCTTTGCATTCTTTTTATTCATCATGTTTGCTTGCACTTATATTGGTTGGCTAGAAATTAAATCTTTACCAATTAGTGTTATATGGCAAAGAATTAAAAAATGAGTGCTTGGCTAATTATTGTTACTGGTCTTATCTATGCTTATATAGCACTAGAGCAGGGGGTTAAAGGTAATATGCCTATGGCAGTTGTATATAGCGGCTATGCTTTTAGCAATGTTGGACTCTACATTATGGCAAACAAATGACAGACTTATTTGATGGGGAATTAGGGGAAGGTTGGAGAGAACATTGGAAAGATATGCCTGAGTTTGTTCAGGAAGATTTGACACCATACAGGGTAATCAATGTTCGTTTTCGCAATGAAGAAGATGTAATTGAATTTGAAAAATTGATGAATCAAAGAATTACAGAAAAGCAAAAAACCATTTGGTATCCTTATGCTGAACCAAGAAGGGTTGCACATTTAAGGTATGTCGATGAATCCTGAATACCCAATTTATATCGTGTCTAAGGGTAGATGGGATACTAGGCTTACAAGCAAAGCATTGGAAAAAGCCAACATTCCTTATTACATCATTATTGAGAAACAAGAGTATCAAGATTATGCAAATGTAATTGACCCAAAAAAGATACTAATTTTGCCTACCGAATATCAGGACAAATACGATACCTGTGATAATTTAGGTAGCAGTAAAAGCAAAGGGCCGGGTCCTGCTAGAAACTTTGCATGGGAACACTCTATTGCTTTAGGTGCTAAATGGCATTGGGTTATGGATGACAACATTAAGGTATTTAACAGGCTTAATCGAAACAAGATGGTACAAGTAACTTCAGGTGCAATATTTAAGGCTTCTGAAGATTTTGTAAATCGTTATGAAAATGTTGCTATATCAGGCTTTAACTATGATTTTTTTGTTCAATCTAAGCAACAACACCCACCTTACATATTAAACACAAGAATTTATTCTTGTTTGCTAATAAGAAATGACATACCCTACAGGTGGAGAGGTAGATACAATGAAGATACAGATTTATCACTTAGAGCATTAAAGGATAAGTTCTGCACAATCCAATTTAATACATTTTTGCAAGAAAAGGCACAAACACAAACAATCAAGGGTGGAAATACACAGGAGTTCTATGAGAAAGAAGGGACTTTGCCCAAATCAAAAATGCTAGAAGATTTGCACCCTGATGTAGCCAAAGTTGTTTGGAAATTTAACAGATGGCATCACCATGTAGATTACAGACCATTTAAAAAGAACAGGCTAATTAAAAAACAAGGATTGGTAATACCTGATGTTGTAAATAACTATGGAATGAAATTAATATGAAAGAAATAGACCCAAATGAAGCGATTGACTTTATATTTAAGACTGCGAGCCAATATGCAAAAGCAAAAGGGCAACTTGCAGAACTGGAAAATTTTAGACCATCTCTTAAAGCGATTAAAATGTCGCAGACCGATGAAACGAGTATTGGTGGGCAGGAAAGGGAAGCCTATCGTAGTCCTGAATATCAGGAACTTTGCAAAGCCATCGGTATTGCAACAGAAGAAGCCGAGAAACTTAGATGGTCGCTTGAAGCGGCTAGGCTTAGGGTTGAAGTATGGAGAACGCAACAAGCAACAAACAGACAAATAGAAAGGTTAACAATATGACAAGAGAATTTGCAGAAGTTTATTTACAATTAAATCGTAGGATTAAGGATTTGCATCATCGGGTTCTTAATCAGGACCATGTTGAAGCATACTTAATCTCATGCGATGTAACTGAGTTAGCACAAGAACTTGAAGATATATTGCAAAGAAGTGCAAACAAAGTAAAGCAATGACAACTAAAGCCGAGAAAGAGCATTATCGTAAACTTGTTGATCTCGGTTGTATTTTATGTATCGAATATTTAGGAATATATGGTTCGCCATCGGAAATACATCACATTAGACGAGGTGGTAAAAGAAGTAATGCCCCTGTTATCCCACTCTGCAGGGAACATCATCGTGGAAATACCGGTATTCACGGACTTGGCAGACGATCTTTTGAGTTTCGGTACGGGATTACAGAGGAATATTTGTTGGACCGAAGTCTTGAACTTACCTATGGATCAAAGTTCTAATGGATCGAATCCAAATTCTTCTGCTACCATTCGGCATCGCCTGCGAAATTCAACTCCATGACTCATCCATTTATCGCCTTTTTGACGATAAAAAGACATATGAACGCATTCATGTGCCAATGTCCTACAGATGGTATCCCAAAACGCACATCTAGCAGATGAAATAGTAATGTGATGTTGATAATCTTCTTCTGTGTCTAGCAAATAAGTGCCAAGGGCATCTACATCATGCGTTATCTCAAATTTCACCTCTTGGGGCAAAGGCATATTCCATTTAGTAAATGGGTATGCACAACACATAGATGCATAAAGATTTCTAAGAATCTGAGGTGTAATCTTCATACTTTTATAAGTTGACCCCGAAAATAAATTAAACCTTCATCTTCATTAATAACTTCTGCTAGTTCAGGTGGCATCATTTTGCCATTAATAAAAGTCAAAATTGCAAAACCTGCCCGCCAGTTGACAGGATTGTTTTCGGTATATGCAAATTGGCTATCTTTAATGCAAGCCATTGTGCCTGTGTCCACACCATACCTTGTACCTGTGTAATCTGTCCAAGGGGTTATTTTTAGGGAATGTAAATGACCTGTAACAAAACTTGTGCCTGATTTAATCGCATTGTTATAGACTGCATGAACTCCATTGTGCCAACGATGCTTAATCATGCAAGTTTCATTGACCATGATGGACCAGTACCATTTCCAATGGATTGTGTGATCAGCAATATCAAAACCTTTAATGCCTTCATATTGAGGTAGTACATTGGACAATTTGCCCGAAAATCTCAAATCGTGATTGCCAATCGTAATCATTAATTTACAACCTGCAGGTCTTACTTTTTCAATATCCCCAAGCCTTTCTTGAATCTCATCAAGTTCTTCTTTGACTGTAGGACCTTTTTGCCATCCAATGCGATGATGTTGTGAAATACTAGCAAAATCTGCAATATCTCCATTAAGAATGACAATTTTTGGCTTTAGATACTTTACAAACTCTACAAATCCTCTGTGAGCAGTAGTAATATATTGTGGGTTGTAATGACAATCAGAGCCAACCAAGATAACACCATTATCAATGGTGACATTGGCTTGCATTTGCTCATCAGGAATATAAATCTTAGGTTTGCCATGTGGACTTAGGGCATCTAGAACAATATCATATTGATATTCTATTTTTCTTCTTCTTTTTAAAGTATTGCGAGTGCTGATCCCTAGAACATGACTAACTTTTTCAGGACTTTGATGTTCTTTCCAAAGAGCAATAAATTCATCATCAGTACAAGATTTTTGTGCCATAACATAACCTATAGTGGTAAAGTTAGCCTATATTAACCGAATATCATTAAAAAACAATGGCATACGCAAAAAGGGTTGATTCAAACCATTCAGACATAGTAAAAACCCTTAGAGATTTGGGTTGCTCTGTTTTTGATACGAGCAGGGTCGCAGGGGGGTTTCCGGATCTCGTAATTGGTCGCAATAATAAGACAGTATTGGTCGAGGTTAAAGCAGATGAGAAATCTAAGTTCACACCTGCTCAAGAACTGTTTATGATGAATTGGCGAGGGTCAACAGTTGTTAGAATAGACTCGGTTGATAGTGCAATAAGGCTAGTCAAGTTGCTTGATGCACAGTAAAATGGATTTATTATGCCAATTAGACATACAGACAAAGGGTGGTATTGGGGATCGAAAGGTCCTTTTTCTACTCGTGCCAAGGCTCAACAGGTAGCAACTGCCGCTTACGCTAGTGGCTATAAAGAGGAAAATCAAATGGACAAAAATTGTTGTGGTGAATTCATAGGTAACTTGCTACATTCAGCAACCATTACCCATTTCATGCATCTAAAGACTACCAGTTACGCGACCCATGTAGCACTTGGCACATACTATGACGAAGTGGTGGGGCTTGTAGATGGTCTAGCCGAGGCTATTCAGGGGTCTTATGGTGAACTGATCGATAACTACCCAACAATGTTTGCCAATGTAACAGGTGAGCCATTGAACTACTTAGAGATGCTCAAGGATTATGTTGCAGAAAAGCGTGTCGATATGCCACAGGAATCTAACATTCAGAATGAGATTGATACGATTGCTACCCTTATCGATAGCACCATATACAAATTAAGGTTTCTTAAATGACATGGAATCTCAGGGTACTAGAAGTGCCTGATGGTGCATCTAGTTACTATGAAATAAGGGAAGTGTTTTATAACGAGCATGGTAAACCTTGGGGTCATAGCCGAGCAACCATGATGGGCGAGAGCAAAGAAGCCTTACGCACTTACATGGCTAGAGCCTTAGAAGCAATGGATAAGCCTACATTCCAAGACTGTGATTTGGTTGAGAGAGATGCCCACAATCCCGAAGTTCACTAAGTGCTTAGAGTTGGGATGCAAAGGGGAACGCAGTAAGTTCAACGCATATTGCATGGATCATGGTGGGCGAGATACCTTTGACCATAAGCGTTACAACGACACACCTAAACGCAAGGAATTTAACAGTAAGTATCAGACTGCTCAATGGAGAAAACTAAGGCAGATACAGTTATCTAAGCATCCTTTATGCCTAGCCTGTCTAAGCGAAGGCAGGATTACCCAAGCAGAACACATAGACCATCTATTCCCTTGGTCAAACATAGGCGAGAAAGCCTTTCATCACAACATCTTTCAATCCCTTTGTGCATCGTGCCATAGCATCAAGACTACCCTAGAACAGAGGGGCATATACAGGCACTACACTATCCCTAACAAGGACTACAAACTATCTGACTATGCATGGGTCATGAAAATTACAGAGCAAGCATAGTGCCTTGTTTAAATGCGTTTTAAGGGTGGTTTGAGAGAAATTTAGGAAGAACTTAAATCTTTGTGCATTGCACAAGAG